GTTGGTATTGCGAATCATTATTTTGATCGCGACCCGGATTAATCAGAGTTTTTCTCTGAGTATATACCCGTTAGCACTCAATGGCAACTCATGTTTTGGACCTAGTGTCTACTTGTGTTTTGCGTGACGCTTTGCAGTTGCATGCCTCCTTCTGTTTGGATCCCACACCTGAACTTAATTTCTATTTCCGTTTATGGGTTTTACGAGAGGTTGTGGTTCCAACAATGAAAGTCTTCTGGGACGCTGATGCGTTGCTAGGTAGATTGGAGACGGTCTTCTCGCTCGAAGAACCATGTTTTCCCAATCCCATCGTTTACGATGCTTCGATGCCGTTGCTTAGTTACGATGATGAATTTGGTGAAGTACCTGATGAAGCGTATCTTTCACCAGAAGAACGAGAAGAGATCCACAAACCCAAATTCTTGACTCATGAACACTGGGGTAGTGAGTCGTCTGGCTCAGTGTCTCTTGAAGATGTCAAATGCCTCTATGATGAGAGTGTTTTTGATGACATTATGCAGGATGTCAATTCCGACATGCCCAAAGATTATGAAATCATGTGGAATGATGGGGCGATCGATGCTGTTTGGTCGAGTCGATTTGAGGTGGAAGAGCCTCCAAAACCAAAGTTTCGACCACAATTGACCGACAAAGTTTGCGATCCCGTGATTATCCAGGATGCAATCAATGATATTTTCCCATTTCATCATGAGATGGATGATACTTATTTCCAGACGTGGGTTGAAACACAGGATATTTCCCTTGAAGTTTCAAAATGTTGGATTGATGCTTCAAATTTTAAGGATTTTACCAAGGGACAATCGACGTATGCGGTACCCACGTATCAATCTGGTGCCACTAGCAAGAGGGTTAACACTCAACGTGAAACTGTCTTAGCTGTGAAGAAGCGGAATATGAATATACCTGAACTTCAAGCTACCTTCGATCTCGATGCTGAAGTAAGAGCATGCTTCAAAAGATTTTGCACGCATGTTGTGGATATACCGAGAGTGAAGAGATTGCCACAGATGATGGGAACTGAAATTGAATTTTTTAATGCCTATTTGCAGGGTAAGAATCCCCCACTATCTGAATACCGCGGGCCTTTGACTTTGCAGTCATTGGATAAGTACATGCATATGGTTAAAACCATTGTAAAGCCCGTCGAAGATAATTCTTTGAAGTTCGAGAGACCGCTTTGTGCCACTATTACCTATCACAAAAAAGGTATAGTGATGCAGTCATCTCCGTTGTTTTTGAGTGCTATGTCCCGACTTTTTTACGTGCTTAAGTCGAAGATTCATATACCGAGTGGTAAGTGGCATCAACTTTTCACACTCGATGCGGCATGTTTCGATGCGGCCCAATGGTTTAAAGAAGTAGATTTCTCGAAGTTTGATAAGTCTCAGGGAGAGTTGCATCATAAAGTTCAGAAATTAATTTTTGACTTGTTGAAATTACCTCCTGAGTTTGTGGAGATGTGGTTTACCTCCCATGAGAGATCTCACATTACTGATCGTGATGTTGGAGTGGGGTTCTCTGTCGATTTCCAAAGAAGAACTGGAGATGCTAATACGTATCTGGGTAATACATTGGTTACCCTGATGTGTTTAGCTAGAGTGTATGACTCATGTGATCCTAAAATCACGTTCGTCATTGCCTCGGGAGCTGATTCACTCCTTGGCTCTGTTGAAGAATTACCACGAACTCCTGAACATCTCTTCACCAGTCTTTTTAACTTTGAGGCAAAATTCCCGCATAATCAACCTTTTATCTGTTCGAAGTTCTTAGTTTCTGTTGATTTAGCGGATGGGGGTCGAGAAGTTATTGCCGTCCCGAACCCTGCTAAACTCCTCATTCGCATGGGCCGTCGTGATTGTCAGTACCAAGCCTTAGATGATCTTTATAATTCCTGGCTTGATGTTATTTATTATTTCCGTGATTCCCGGGTTTGTGAGAAAGTGGCGGAGCTTTGTGCATATCGTCAAACCCGAAGGTCTTCGATGTATCTGCTCAGTGCTTTACTGAGCTTGCCTAGTTGTTTCGCAAATTTAAAAAAATTTAAACGCCTCTGTTACAATTTGACAGAGGAAGAGTGTCTGAAGAAAGCGAAAACTGGAAGAAATACCCGCGACAATGTTGAGAGAGATAAACATGTTCGAGGATGCCGAATTGAAGTTGCACAAAATAAAGATGGGAAGTGCCCACGGCGTAAATCGCGTGGATGTTGGAAGTATATTCCCAAATTTTCAGTCCAGGACCGTTCTGGTACTGTTCCTGATACTGCTTCTCTCACAGGTATCAGAGGCAAGGTGGATGTTGATAAAATCCCCACCAGTCCCCGCTGTGGTGACACCGGCAGTCGTGAGTTCGGAAGCAGCTCCCGAACCAGAAGCTCGATTGGTAGTGAAGATTCCAGACCTCGCCATAGATTTCGAGCTAAGGGATTTCACCAACCCAGCAGTTGTCATACAGGACATCTACCGCCGAGTGATCGGCGAAGTACCTAAGGGTTGGTATGGTTTGAAGTCTTGGAGTATTTCCTCTTATAGAGACGTTTACTCAAGGCTATGTGTCGTTCGTAAGATGAAGGTCCATCTTACCATTCCAGGTTCTGATTGGGCTTATACCCTTTCATTATCTGATGTTCTTTCTGGGTTGGCTGTACCCAAGTTGCCAATTCCTGAGAAATATCTCAAGATGCCTATCACGATTAATTTCCGTGATGAGATGCGTTAATTTATTAACAAGTGTAACTTTCATGTTACCTAGTGAAGGGTCCTCCGGGATGTGCTCAGCACCTAGCCTAAGCCAAGTTCATATGCCCACCTTTGCTTGTCTCCGGGTGGATGCCTCATGGTGCTATGGATGCCTATAACTGAAATGTTATAGATGCCTAATTTCTCTCTCTTGAGAGAAATTAGATGCCTCCAAAGGGAGAAGC